TCATTATTTTGCAATTTACAATGATCTCCAGACTAATGAGTTTCTGTTCAACTTTCCAATTCATTGTCTCCTTTAGCTTCAAAGACATCTTTTGTGTATTTACCCACAGGTCTTTTCCTATCGTCGGTCAAGTAAGCTAAGAATTGTTCGTACTCTGTCCTGCTTTCTACCTTAAAGTCTGAATTCAATATCTCAAAAAATCTCTTTGATCCCAGTTCGCTCATTAATTTGTTAATGGTCAAATCCCAAAAAGGATGAATCATTAAAAGACTGTGTGAAATCTTTGTTGAGCTAGTGATCCTCTTCTCAGAAATTGCCTCAATGAAATCTGTAAAATCGGCTTCCATCTCAAATTCTGAGCCCATGTCAGAAGGTTTAAATTCTGGATCTATAAACCATTCATTAGAAAGCTCAAAATCAAAGTCACTTGGCACGAACATCAGCTCCTCCATGTCTTCAGGAGTCAATTCTGCCTCGTCTGCCACCTCTTCCACATGCACTTGATATTTTCTTCGAAGACTTTCTGACACTGTGAATGCAACTCTTTCCTCAAATGTTTTTTTCAACCACAGAGATACGGTTTTCCAACCCAACAAGTTCTTTTCAGTTCCTGTGTAATCACTAATATCAGAAAATTCGGGAACTTTCTCACTATTCACCACGCAGGATTTTACCCAAGGTAACAATTCGGAAGACGGCATTGATCTATAATTCATCCAAAAGTCTGAAATCTTGACACACTTTGTTTCTTCATCTTTGACTGCTGCTTCATCGAAGACTTTAATTGATGGATTAAATCTGAGAACAGTGATTTTCTTATTGTCTATCAGTTGGATTAATCTCAGAGCTCCATCCTCATCCACACTTAAGGCCATTTGAGAGTCAAAAACTTGCATGTTCACAGCCATTTCATAAACTGGAACATCTTCTTTGCTTGATTTCATTGTTGATCGCACTTTCCCTGTGGTTAAGTTGAAGTAAGCTTTTGGTTTTCCCTCTCCAGTTTGAATGGCAGACTCAACGACCAACTCATTAACTAGATCTTTCAACGACTCTGCAATGTCTGTTTTAAACAGATTTTCAATTTTCTCAACCAGCACAAAAGCCAATTTGTTATCTCTAAGTGAAAGAGAAAATTTCACACCACTGATGCTACAAACATAAACTCCAATTCCCTCATACAACTTCTTTAGAGGGTTAAATCTTTGTCTAATCGAAAAGTAGCCGTATGTCCCGCAATTTGCTAACTCAGCATATTGTCTGAACACAGAAGCTGATGCAAAAGTTTTTTCTTTAGGCGGGTTTTTCATTGCTCTTAGATACATCTGTAAAACTGCCAAATTTGCTGTTTTTTTATTATACCTGAGCAATTGACTGGTAGCACTCTTTAAATCGGAGTTTTCATTTACTAATGACGGACCCAACACTATTTCCCTCTTTATTTGGTCAATTTTGTCAACTTCGGGAAGGATGCTCAAGCCTTTGTACAACATCAGTTTTGCATTGATAAAATCATGTAAGTTGTATTTCAATTTGGAAGTCACTCCCTTCAGTTCCACTAATTTGTGCGTCTTGAAAGAACATCTAGAAATGATTTGTTTTATTGTGTACAGGAGAGGGAGTCCACTAGTTATGGGACCTAAGACTCTAAAACTAGTGGTGTCTGGGGTCAAAGATCTTATAAAATTCACTAAGGATATATGATCCCTAAAAGGAGAGTCCTTCAATGTTGCAAACGCACCTTCTGGCCCAGCAGTCAAATTTAACCAAGGAAATTGGTTTTGGTAAACTAGCAAAGTGTGATCTCTTGTGACTCTATTCCCCACTGTCTTGTGGAAAAACCAGGTGTGTTTTACGGCGTCCATGAGACTGATTGGAGAAATTTTTGCACTCCTAGGGAGAATTATGGTCACTAATCTATCAGATTTTTGCTTTGAAACTGGAACTCTAAGCAAAGTGTCACAGTTTTTGACCTGCTCTAACACAGAATCATAAAGTTCAGAAGCTGGAAACAAAACATCCAAAGTTTCCAGTTTCATGTCATCTTTATGCTCAACAGATCTTAGGAAGGCTAATAAGGATTGTTTTTTCGATTTTGGTCCATCCTCAGTTTCTGTTCTCACTTTGACGCATGGGGTGAACAGGAGATAAGTTGAAGTGTACATAACATGTGGTTGTTTGAGACCTAAAGAGACCAGTACACTAGGAGTTAAAGCTTTACTATAGAGCTTGATGAGACTTTCCTCGTTTGTTTTTGATTTTCTATATAAAAATTCAGGATCCCGATCAATTTTCAACTTCCAATCATCTGGTATTTTCAGTGAGTTTATGAAAGCTTCCCATTTCACTGCTCCTCCAAACATGAAGGAAACTCTCGTCGTCACCTTTCCTGTGTCATTGACTTCCAAACCAGTGTGTTTTCTCAAAAATGCTTCCGTTTTTCTGGTCACTTCATTGTTTTTAATTAGCCAATAAAACGAGGGATCAAAGCCAACAACCCCAGCAAGACACTCTGGCTGAAAAACAAAGGCACAACAAGCGGGATGAAGCAGCTTGATCATGAGTTTGACCAAGTCCTCAAATAACAAGGAAGTTACCCCGCCGTAAGCTGAATAATGCACTCGCATCTGTGCCTCTTGCACGCATGCAGCAAGATGAGTTGAGCCTCCCGACTCTGTGACTTGCTTTGTCAAATCATGAAACATGCTATTTCTAGTCTCAAGCTCGGGCATCACTTGTGGCATCATTGCAGCATAGACTTGCTTCATGAATGGCATTCTGAGAGTGTTCCTAAAAGTCCATACTGAGTTGAATTCCTCCATTTGACTGAATGCAGCTTGAGTTGATTTCTCATCAGACCTTTTTATCGTCAAGTGCATCCCAAAATCTCCACTCATATATGAAAAGACAGTTGAAAGGAAAATGAGAAATTTCTTCGCTTTTGTGTGAAGTTTCTTTGGATGAATGAACGTTATGATTTCTGAACTGTCATCAGAAGAGGCTTTGTAATTTTGCACCAAAGTGGTACCTGCCAAAAATGGATAACTACTACGAAGACTTTTGACAAAAACCTGATTAAATTCGTGTATGAGTTCCATATAGCCACAGTGTAATAAAGAACTACTATAATGCCAAATGCCTTGCATAAAATTTGACCTGTTCTGCAAAAATGTCGTTCCCTTCTCTAACAGATCATTCTTTTGCTTGTTGTTGTTGTTTTGTTTCTTATTTTGTCCCAAGAATTGGTCCTTAAGTTCTTGAAGGGCTGGTTCAAAAGTCTTTTGATCTTTATTCTCAATAAACTGGTCTAACAAAAACTTAGGCAATTCCAATTGTTTTTCTGTCATTAGATTACACATAAATGTGTAAATGGAAAATAACTCTTTAGGAAGTATAGGCATCATGAAGCAGGAAAACACCGGCATCACAAATCTTTGGCACCAAGTGGTAGCATCATTAGAAGATATACAATTAATCACTGAATCATTTTTTCTCTTCAAATTCATAACTTTATTGTAATGTTCTGAACTTTTCTTTTGCTTCACAGATCCTTTTGTGAGCATCTCACTTGGAATCTCTTCAGAAATGACTCTGCTAATTGACTCACAGAACAAAATTCCAATCCTAGCAATGGCTTCCAGAACAAATATCTCTCTAGGTCCTCCTATTTGTGCCTTCCTAAATAAGTTTGCTCTTATTTTCTTTTTCTCTAGCATCTTCATGACATTGTAAAGTCTGTCCCATATTCGTGTGGTTATTTCATTCGATCTCAGCATTTCTATCACTCTCTTAATGAGTTTGTCTCTTTTGTTTATCTTTCCATCTTTATTGTAAACTCCATCATGATCCATAACAGAGCTTGCTTTTAGAGTCGCTATGTATTCTGCAGTCTTAGATTCCAACATTTTATTAAGTTTCTCCCAAAGTCTTCCATCGAAGTTCCCACCAGCTATTTTGTCCAGCTTTCTGCGCAGAATTTTGCCTGAAGCCAAAACAACACTTGGACTAAATTCGTGATTGTCAGGATCATCACAATCATTCCATCCCAAGTACTCTGGTCTTGCTTTTCTTAGTTTTAACTCCTCCTGCAAGACTTTATTAAATATCTTAAAAAAACCTGTATTTTCAACTCCTTCATCTTTGTTAAAAAAGTATCCCATGTAAGACAAAAACAAAGATTGCTTTAGTCCATCAATTTTGCTGAAATCAACCCAAGAATATAAACCAGAGAACTTGTCTTGGGAGTCTTCATCCTCATCTCCAAAAAAACCTTCTGGATCTATTTTCTTATCATCTAAAAACTCGGAGCTAGTGACTGGAGGATTTTCACTCATAAGTTTGAATGTTCCTATGCAATGATTATAAATCCAGACTAGTAATCTGTTTCTTGGCTTGTTTTCAAATTTCCTTATTGACTTTAAGGGATTAGGTCTAGCAAACGGATTCATTTTCATGACATCATTGTACATATAACGAATCACTTGTAAAGAGGTGCTAGTTTGCCTTTTGTTATGCATGTACAAAAGAAAGGTCAATCCCACATGGTGCATGAGCTGGGGATCTTGATCTTTGCCAAAGTGGCTCAACAAACTATCTGAGGGTCTATTAAAAACGTCACAAACTCCTGCCATGAGAGCACAAACTTTTGCGCTTGCATTTCCAAAGTGGCCTAATTTGTGTCTTTCCAAAGAATTAAACAGTGTGCACCTATAACTTTTTGACACTGAAATAGATTGTTCAAACACTCCTTTTGGTTCTTCAAATAATTTCTCGTTCCACAGAATAGAGTAAAATATCTGTTTGCTTGGCCCGCAAGGCTTAAGCAGTAGCCAAGCATCAAAATAGCTCAAATGCTTCAAGACAAATTCGTCTGGATCACAAAACTGACTCAATGACAACAGTAATTCCTCAATGATCACATCAATCAACGAAAGATAATGACCCAACTTTGTTTTATAAAAAGCCTCAAAAAGTTTTTGAGCGTCTTTCACGTCACCTTTCATTTGTTCTTTTATAATTTTATTTAGAATTTCAGTTTTTAAGCCAATTATGTCAGTGGACACAGCGGTGGGTTCAAACAATTTCTCAAAATCTGTGAACAGAAATTGGTCTATATCACTTGTATCTGCATTCATTGGAAACCATTTTTTGCTTTCTTTTCGTGTTTGTTTGGCCTCTTCTGGCTTTTTCTTTGATTCACTCTTTGCTTGAACACCTCTCTTTGCAAGTTCAGATCTCTCATCTGAACTCAAATTTAGTCGGACTCTGCTTCTAAGTCTTTTGTTAACTTTCACATAGTCCATCTTCTCATATTCCTCAGAAGTTTTATAAGACATGTCCATGAGATCATTCCGCGAAGCCTTAGGTTGTTTCCAAGATCTAAAAGACTGAGACCAAATCCTCTGCATCACACTCCCTTCTTCTGATATTGCTGGCAAAGTCGGGAACAAATCTTTCTCCGGCCTGAACAACTTTGGAATGATCAAAGGAAACCTCACAATTGAAGATTTCTTTATACAATAACTGTCTGATTCACTCTCCTTGTTAAATTTCCTTTCGTGTTCTAAATTCGTCTTTCTGATGTCGTCACCTCCCGCCTTGAGTATTGAAGCCTGAGTTCTTTCATAAGACTTTGCATAGAGATCTTTAGCCTTTAAAAAACAATTGGGCTCAAGCTCTTTCCAATGATTGATCATCTTGTTGGTAACAATTAAATCTTCTTCCTCCCTCATGGTCGTTTTGTTTTCACAGTATTTTGAAGTTTCAGAGATCACTGATTTCATCTCCCTCAAAACACTATCCAAATTTCCTATGGCTGGGTCATAGCCAGCAGTGAGTCCTGAGTCGTAGATCTTCAATCCCAATTTGTAATGCTTAACTAAACACTGGACTTGCTCTTTATTCAATCGGCAATTGGAAATGACTCTGTTCTTGCTCACTGCAATAACGAAGTAAGCTGCATCAATATTCATTCTAGTTTGCAATGCATTGATTGCTAAAGTGTACGTGCTCAAGGCATTTTCGTACTTCCTATTTAAATCTTTGTCATCACCCTGCGAGGTCTTCAATTCCAAGAAAACGTATCTATCCCTTCCAGACTTTGTTTCTGCGAAATAAACCACATCGGGAGACACGTCAAAAACTGTTTCATTAATACCAAACACTTCACTCAGCTTAACGTCGGTTTGAAAGAGCTTCTGAGTTAAAGCAAAAGCAACAGTTTCATGAGCTATTTTATGGAATTCTCCAATTGGCATGTTTATTCTTGAACCCAATGGCACCTTTCCAAATCCAACTGCGCAGTCTAACGTTGACGGAAGAGTCGCATCTTCATCAAGACTTTCAAAAATTCTTTCGACGTTGACTTGCGGTGAATCGTTAAATTCTCTAGAAACTTTTCCTCTAGGGAACAATTTGGCCTTTGAAACGTCGTAAGATTCAGGATGTATAATGAAATTCACACCTGATGGTTTTAACTCACTTGTAACCAATAGCTGATCATTCGGTGCAAACACATCTGTTGTGATTGGCAGAGGTGAATAAAAATGCAGATTTGACCTCTGAAATTCCTTTACAATTTGTTTTATCATTTATAAACC